GGGACGCCGTCCCACTTTGAGTACAGCACGCGGCGTACTGGGTCGGGGATATATCTCGGGTAGTTACACGCTAGCGGTGCGTGAGTTTGGGTTATCTCGTGGGCACTCGGGTTGAGCGTGTTCTTGGGTGTCATCGGTGGCTTTCGCTTCCTGGCGTTGCTCTGCATGGTGAACTTGGCTATACGCAGGGCATGGATGTAGGCTGTATAAAAGTCCAGTAGTTCAGGGTGCTTGTCGTCTCGCCTTAAATGACGCAGAGCTGCTTGGGATCGTTTCAGTTCGGCTTCGCAGGCATCTATATAGAAGCTCCACGCAAGCACAAAACGGTTGTCCCACGCCTTAGCTGTGCCACGCGCCATGTTGGTCTTTGCCCGCTCTTTGATCTTGTCGAGCCTGACCCGTAGTTCTACGTCCGAGATGACACCATCGGTGTTGAGGTTGCGTAGTTCTTTGGCGGTGAGCTTGCCGATGGGCTTGGCTTTGAGTGCGCGACACTCGGTGCAGAGTTTGGATATGACCTCCATGCGGCGCTTGCCTATGCCACCACGCGCACGAGTTTGAGCGAGGGTGAGTAAGCGTTTGAATTTGAACGCGGGTTTGGTTTTTTCGCAGGAGGTGCAGGTTTTTTCCGTGATACGAGGTGTATCACCGTTAGTTTCTGACATTTTGTGTACTCCTAAAGTATGCAGTTTAAAAATCGCCGTGCCAACTGGCACGCTATCTACGCCAAGTGTCACTAACGTGGACAGTCGCAAGCCCTTATAGTACACGGCTTTGCGAGGTTTGTGACATACATACCTATGCGTTTTAAAAAACGAGTCAACAACTTTGCAAAAGTACGGACAAAAAGTGTCCAGCAAATTTGTGGATATATATATCTATAAAAAATATTAGGTATATATATAGGTATGTGTGTCACAAGTTGGTCAATCGCTATATTCCACGCGGGTTTGCGGCTGTCCACGTTGGTGGCACTTCGCGTAGATAGCGTGCCAGTTGGCATGACGAAAAATAAACCACTTCTCCACAACAAGTTATGGAGAGTTAGCGATAGCGAGGGTTGAGACGGGTTGCGCGGCGCTTCTCGTATTCCCATTGCATCTCTTGCTCGGCTTCCATTTCGTAGGCGCGATCGGCGATGCGTTGCTTGCGTTTGGCTTCGGTTGCCTTGGCTTGTAGTTCATCGCGCAGTACGCGCAGTTTGGTGAGGTGGTAGGCTTTGATTGTCTTGCTCATGATTACTCTCCTTTGGTGGTGACTGCTTTGCGAGCGAAGTACTCGGTATAGAACTGTGGTGCTTCGAGGGTTTGGCACAGTCGCGTGATGATGCGGTAGTGTCCTGCGTCAAGGCGTTCGTATTCCATTCGGTGCTCGAGGCGTACGATCGTATCCAAGATGGCGTGTGCATCGTCTGCGGTGATTGTGATTGAGGGTTGGGTTGTCTTACGCATGATGATCTCCTTTGGTGATACATGGTGTATCACGGGTTTTGACAAGAAATGAAATAGGCGGGGAGGCTCGTTGCCAGCCCCGCCCGAAAAAACTCGCATTAACGTGGGAGTGATGCGAGGAAGCGCTTTTGCTCGTCTTTGGTAAGCTCCGCATACTTTTTCAGCAACGCCTTAACCGCATCGAGTTTGTTCGATTTGGTATTTGGCAGGGTTTTCTTACCGAGCTTCGTTACCGTAAAGTGAACCCGCACGTTTCGTTGCCAAGATACTTGCGCCGCGCCATGCCGAGTGTCACGCGTACTCTCTTTGCCCGTATGGAACGTGGGGTGTCCATCGGCTTTGAATGTCACGTTGCACTTGTAGTGCTTCGCATGGACAGTTGCCAAGGCTTGCAGGAACGTGATACATGGTGTATCACCAAGCTCCCTCGCCGCGCTCTGTAATGCGTTGCCGTACGTTGTGCCTGCTGATAAGAACTTGTCGTATGCGTTGACAGCGGCGCGTTGTGTAGTAGTTAAAGTCATGATTGATCTCCTAAAGGTTGATTACTCGAGAGGGAACCATTCCCTAACGAGTGCCTCTATTATACCACAACGTGTTTCTGAGAACCCTTGACATGGCATCCCGTGACCCCACCGTACCCCCATCCCCCAAATACTGACAGCGTGACGGCGACGAACAATAACACTATTCCGTAGCCACAATTTAAATTTTGTAAAATCTTAGACAACCCAGCCCCACAGAAACACCCCCCGGGTCCCTTTCAAAACGCCAGCCCCCAAAAATTTTATAAAAATTTGAAAAAACGCTGGGCAAAAAAGGGCCCGCCGAAGCGGGCCAAATTCCAAACTAGGAGAAGCAAAGCATGAACACTTGCGTGGGCATGCAGTTTTAGTGTACATTAAGCCCATCGAGGTTACAAGGCCTACGCAATATGTTGGATCACTTGGTGCAATTCAGCCCGGAAGTCACCAGTTCGGGAAACTTCAAACCCCTGTCTCGGGTGGGGGTGGATGAACTGTTGGATGCGCAAGCCGCTACAGCAGACTGGTTAGATGACTTAGGCGTCGAGCCCGATGAGACGGTGAACGCCCAAGTGGAGACCACCAACGCCCGTGATGCGTTCAAAGCCGCCGCCACGGCGCAACCCCCAGAAGCCCAAAAAGCTCAGTTGATGCAGTTAAAGACACCCGCAGCGGTGCGGCATCTGACTGGAATGTTGACGGCTTACGACTGGGAGTTTGTAGAGCAAGCTAAAGAACTGCGTGGCTACGCAGTGGCGAAGATTCTGGAAGAGGTTGAGAATCCCAACGCCAACATCCGGCTAAAGGCGCTAGGCCTGCTGGGTAAAGTTACTGAAATTGGTCTGTTTACCGAGAAGATTGAGGTCAAGCAGGCAGAAGCGTCCGACGCTGAGATTGAGCAACGTATTAAAGACAAGCTCAACCGGTTTATGGGTGTCGTGGATGTGATTGATGTGACTACTGAAGAGCCAGATGAACCTGAAAAACCTGACAACGCTGACTAAGCGAGAGCTTGAAGCGCTGTTAAAGGCGCTTCCGCACATGTCCGTTGAGGACAAAATGGAGCTTTTGGACGATTTAGAGGTCCGAGAGAGACGTGCACGGTTGTCGGCTGCAAACCACAACATGCTGGGGTTCGCCCAAGCGGTCTACCCGGGGTTCAAAATCGGCCCCCACCATAAGAAGCTGGCAAAAATCTTCACGGATGTGATTGAGGGGCGCAAAAAACGCGTCATTATCAATATTGCCCCACGTATGGGTAAGTCCGAGTTCTCCAGCTACCTGTTCCCTGCCTATTTTTTAGGCAAATACCCCCAGAAGAAGATCATCATGGGCACGCACACGGCGGGCTTGTCCGAAGATTTTGGTCGCCGGATACGAAATCTGATTGATTCTGATGAGTACAAGGAAGTTTTCCCCACCACGCTGGTGGCTGACGACCAAAAGGCTGCTGGAAAGTGGTCTACTAGTGCTGGGGGTCAGTATTACGCTGCTGGTGTGGGCGGTGCTCTTGCCGGTCGTGGTGCTGATTTATTTGTTATTGACGATCCGCACTCAGAACAGGACGTAAAAACCAACTCACGCCTAGCTTTTGATACCGCGTGGTCGTGGTTTCAGACAGGTCCACTGCAGCGCTTGATGCCGGGCGGGGCGATTATCATTATTATGACTAGGTGGAGTTTGCTGGACCTAACTGGCAGGCTGATTGACTACCAGATCAAGAACCCAGAGGCGATTCCGTGGGAAATCGTGGAGTTGCCAGCTATTTTGCATGAGGATACGGAGAATGAGAAATCTCTCTGGCCTGAGCAGTGGTCTCTGGAGTCCCTAAAGTCCACAAAAGCGTCGCTGGACCCCCGGTATTGGAACGCGCAGTACATGCAGCAGCCCACATCGGAGTCCTCAGCCATCGTCAGTCGCAAACAGTGGCGGATTTGGGAGAATGACGACCCGCCACCCTGTGATTTCATCATTCAGTCATGGGATACGGCGTTTGAGACCAAGAATACCTCGGACTATTCGGCCTGTACGACATGGGGGGTCTTCTATAACGAGGAAGAAGGCAACGCCCCGCAGGTTATCCTGCTAGATGCGTTCAAAGACCGGATGACTTTCCCCGAACTGAAAGAAGTTGCCCTCAAACATTACAGAGAGTGGGAGCCGGACTCGTTCGTGGTGGAGAAGAAGGCGGCAGGAGCGCCACTGATTCAGGAACTGCGCCAGATGGGGATAGCAGTCCAAGAGTTTACACCCAGTCGCGGAAACGATAAGATGGTGCGACTTAATGCTGTTGCTGATTTATTTAGTAGCGGTAAAATCTGGGCACCCGATACGCGCTGGGCGCGAGAGGTTATTGAAGAAATGGCAGCTTTTCCAGTTGGCGAGCACGACGACTACGTGGATACGACGACTCAGGCATTGCTACGTTACAGACAAGGCGGATTTATCTCATTGGACTCCGACGAGAAAGACGACCGCTACTATGTGCCCCGACGGGCCGCGTATTATTAAGGATATTAGATGGCTACCAACATCGACAAAGCACTGTTCCAACAACCCGCTGGCCTAGAAGCAGATGTGATGGACGCCGAGCCCATTGAGATTGAGATTATTGATCCCGAAGAGGTGACGATTGGTATGGGCGGTATGGAGCTGACCCTATCTAAAGAAGAGTTTACTGGGGATGAGTTTGACTCTAACCTCGCCGAGGAGGTAGCCGATAGTGTATTAGCTACGCTGTCTGAGCAGCTCGCAAGCGATGTTGACAACGACCGCAACAGCCGCAAAGATTGGGAGCGGGCCTACACCGAAGGGCTTAAGCTGTTAGGTCTACAGTACGAAGAGCGTACTGAGCCGTGGGCAGGAGCCTGTGGTGTGTTCCACCCCCTCTTGATGGAGTCAGCGGTTAAGTTCCAGTCGGAAACGATTATGGAGACTTTCCCTGCGGGAGGGCCGGTCAAGACTAAGATTATTGGTAGAGAAACACCGGAGAAGAAAGACTCTGCGATTCGTGTCCAAGATGACATGAATTATCAGTTAACGGAGGTGATGAAAGAATATCGCCCCGAACATGAGCGGATGTTGTTATCCCTAGCACTCTCCGGTAACGCATTTAAGAAAGTTTATTTTGATCCAGCACTTAATCGGCAGGTTGCGATTTATATTCCTGCTGAAGATGTGGTCGTACCTTATGGCGCATCTAATCTTGATTCTGCAGAGCGTGTTACGCACCGGATGCGTAAGACTAAAAATGAGCTGAAGAAGCTGCAGTATGCAGGGTTCTACCGAGACGTTGATCTTGGTGAGCCAATGCGCGTCATGGACGAGATTGAGAAGCAGAAGGCAGAAGATCAAGGGTTTAGCGCAAGCTCCGATGATCGGTTCCAACTACTTGAGATGCATGTCAATTTAGACCTGCAAGATTATCCAGACGTTGACAAAGATAATAATGAAACCGGAATCGCCCTTCCTTATGTAGTGACGATTGATAAAGGGACCGGGACCATTCTTGCTATTCGTAGGAATTGGCGTGAAGATGACAAACTTAAACAAAAACGACAACACTTCGTCCATTACGGATATATCCCCGGTTTTGGATTTTATTACTTCGGGCTCATCCACCTCATTGGAGGCCATAGTAAGGCTGCCACAA